GGGATATTCATAACATAAGAAATATATTTTAATACACTATCCTAAACCAATGTCCAAGTAAGGGTAGGCGTGAGCCTGCCCTAGGCCACGCGCAGCGGCAACCCTCAGTAAGGAATGTTATAACCCCATTGTGTCTGTAATCCAGGTATGTCATCACATTTAATTGTGTAAGATTTACACCATTCTACGTTGATTTGGTTTACTGCTGCCGTGTCTCCATTGTATGTAGGGTTAACTACTATAATGATATCTTTTGTTAAGCCTTTGGTTGCGTATTGCCCTATAACTTTTGAGTTGTTAATGTATCGAGGTCTCGTGTAATAAGTGTAGTTTGTTTTTGAAGCCGGAGCACACAGAACTCGGGTCTTTTTAATTATTTTCCAGTAATTTGCGAAACCCGGTGCCTGATAAGGCGTTGCGCCTCCAAAGTTTGCCTGTAGTTGTGCTCTTGGCACAGCAAGTTGATCTGTTTGTAGGTTGTTTGCCAAGCAAAAATTCCAAGCTGCTCTTGCAGTTAAGAAATTTACGTCCGTAATGTCTGATGAAGCCACGCATTCATAAATATCAACAAATATGTTGAAGGCTATGATGTTCTTGAAGCTGAATGTACAGGAAGCTCCTAATAATTTATATTTTACATCTTTTAACGGAGTTGTGGTTGCCAATGTTCCCGCTGCTACTGTAGTTACTGCCTTTTGCTGTCTTAAGTTGTCGATGAATAATAACGGGCCTGATGCGTTATTGCCCACGGCACTTAGTTGCAAATTATAGTCATCACCGGCTGCTGATGTCGGTAAAATTTGCTGGAAAGAAGCACCTACTATGCCAACTATTGTTGCTGCGGCGTTATTGGCTTCTTGGAGAAAATGAGATTTATCATTTTGTTCTGTTGCCTTGTGAACTTTCCTTACGAATCCTTTCCACTTCTTTTGGCGTCGTGATAAACGTTTCTTCCCCCGGAAAACTTTGTAATCGAACTGAGTTGTAATTGGACCTCCAGGAGCAGGGTTCTTCGTCGCTGCTCCCGTCTGTTTCTGTTTTTTGGCTGCTCGGACGTATGGGACTGCTCCCATGCTCCCAGCCATTGCGCCCCAGTTGCGCTTTCGTTTTCCCAAACCCTTTCTGATTGCCATCTCTGTTACTCGTGCAATGTCGTAAGCTGTTGCCAATCGTGATAATCCTGATCGATAAGGTCGGCTTGGTCGTCCTTCTAGCTCAGTAGTGTAAATTTGCCCAGGAGCAAAATTGTAAGGCATAGTAGAATGCAATGGCACAGTAGAATCTATAACCGCGCCACTGTGCAGAGGTTATAAATAGGTGGGGTATAGTATTACCCCCACCTATGCACACTGCACAATTCTCTGAAATTGATCTAATATGTCCCAATCAAAGAACTGGTGTTTCACGCTTAATAATCCACGCGACCACGAGGGGATGTTGCTCAAATCACTGGTCGACGACGAACCCCTGGTATCATACATTGTATTTCAACTCGAAGAGGGAGAAAGCACTGGCACTCCGCATTACCAAGGCTATATTCAATTCTCAAGTCGGAGACGTTTGTCCCAAGTTAAGGCTGTGTTGGGACCACGGGCCAATATTAGAAGGGCGGACGGGACGGCTGAACAAAATAAGACTTACTGTACCAAATTACCTTCGAGAACGGAGGGCCCATGGGAGTTTGGCGAGATGACCTGTAAAGGTAAACGTAATGATATTATGGCTTTCGTGGAAGCAATGAAGGAAACTCCGCTTACTGATGTAGAGATTTTGGAAAATCATCCGATGATTCTTGCTAAATATCCCCGTTTCGTTTCAACAACTAGACGACTTACCGCCGAGTCCCGTATCACCGACCCGCCGCTTGCCGCGCGGCCAGGTTGGCAGGAGTCATTGCTCCGACAACTTACTGCTATCCCTGATCCTCGAAAAGTCATGTGGTATTATGACGAAGTTGGAGGAGCTGGAAAAAGCTTATTTTCACGACGATTCCGATGCCTCAACGGTGAACGAGCCTACGTCGTTACTGGAGGGAAACATGCCGACATCCAGTACGGTTATACACGACAGTCCGTCGTATTTTTTGACTGGCCAAGATCAGGGGAGGAAGCGTTCCCGTATGGAGTAGTAGAAGCGTTTAAAAATGGTTATTTTTTAAACACTAAATATGAATCAACTCCTGTTTATTTTAATTCACCCCATGTGATCGTGTTTGCAAATTTTGAACCAGACAAAAGTAAACTATCAAATGATCGATGGGATATTCATAACATAAGAAATATATTTTAATACACTATCCTAAACCAATGTCCAAGTAAGGGTAGGCGTGAGCCTGCCCTAGGCCACGCGCAGCGGCAACCCTCAGTAAGGAATGTTAT